GCTTTTTGAAAACCACCCTTAATTTCACTATTCCCTGATTCCTTGTTAGCTTCAACTTCAGCGGCCAATGTTTCAAATGCCTTAGTCAATTTTTGAACCTCAGCCTTATCGACAAAATCATTAGATTTGAGTTCGTCTAGCTTGGCAACAATCGGATCTAATTTTAATTTCAATCCTTCGTCCGTTATGAATCCTCTATCATGATCTTCTACTGTTTTCTTTATTTTTTCTTCAAGCTTTTTCACCAATTGCAATTCCTTATCTTCCCCTTGAGTTGTCATTGCGTTCTCACCCAATATTCCAGTAGGCATAGACATAGGCAGATATGACGCAAAGCCTAACAGTAATCCAAATGCAGGCATTACGCCAGTTGCAATTGCTAGAATAGTACCTAGCACCGCAAAAAATAAAATACTTAATACTCTTTTTGTGTTCTTCATTTTTTTCAATTTTTACATTAAACTTATCATTTTTTGTATATCGAGTGCTTTTTGCGGCTCGGTTTGACTAAGTGCTTTTTGCGGCTTAGTTTTGTTATTTTCTAATGTTGGGGTTAATGGGTTGCTCCCGTCAACTACCGCTGAACCTTCAATTATTTTTGCTTCTGTTACTGCCCAGAAATATCCCTGATTTTCAGCATCATCTTTGTTAATTACGTATGGCAAGTATTTTTCCCATGCTTCATATTCAGCACCAAAATCACTGTCGTTACAACAAAATACCAACTTAACATATCGCATTCCAACACTATGGTTATCGACATATCCCTTAGCATATTGTTCATGCATGAATGAATTTCTTTCTTTTCTAACCGAACTATCAAACATTAATGCTTCAGTATTTCCCGAAAGATTATAGCCCAAATTCTTCCATGATATTGTTTCTATATAGGCTTTCAGGTCTTTGTGCGAAGAAATGATATAATCAAATCCTTTCTTATGCTCTTGCAAGTGCTTGATCCTCTTATTCTCATTCAAGGTTTTTGTCCAAAGTCCGGGGATATGAACATCATCATGTGAATCAAGTATATTTGTAGTATTGATTACCGCCAAGACATTAAGAATTTCAGGAGGATCAGAAATAAATTCATTGCTTTTTATCACAATTTTCTTCCTACCAATAGAATTAATATTGTCAAAAAAAGAAACTGAATCTGCTTCTTTGTATAATGATTTTGCATGCTTAATTAATTCAGCCTTATTGTTTATAATATGCTTGATTAATTCTTTTTTGCTTGAAAAATCAGACTTATTAAAAGGTAGTATCATATTATTTTTTTATAATTTTTTTCTCCTTAACAGCTTTTTCTTTTTTTTCCTTAAGCTTATTGATTTGTTCCTTGGTCAATTTCATTCAATGGCCTCCATTCATTATTTGAGTTCAAAATATATAACTGATCAAAAGTAGGCTCCTGGCTTAACTCTTGATTAGTCATTTCTAGATATTTATTTCTTGTTATAAGCCCTATCTTAACATCTTCGAACAATCGGCTATTTTCTTCATTTTGAGCCTCAACAATTTCTGTTATTTCGCTATAATCTGGGCTTAATTCCAATTTTGGCCACCATTGCCTTAAGAATTTTTCTAAGTCTCTGGTTATCCCGTCTATCTCTGAACGGAATGAATTGTTGTAGAAATCGCTAAGAGCTAATTTTTTGTCATTGAATTTTGACGCTTCAGAAAAAACCTTAACATCTATGCCCTGAGCATCACACAATCTTCTGAAATCTGACTGATTATTTTCATTAATCTGTAGATCCTTGACATTCATTGAGGCTTTGAATACATCAAGAGGAACATCGGTAATCATATTCTTGTAACCGCCTTTTTTGCGATTATATTTTTTCATTCGATCCTGAACATTCTTAATGTCGTCGCCTGCATTTGCCTGACCAAAGTCACCTTGCCCTTTTCCTGTTATAATTAATGATGGCCCATCTTCATATAGATTAACCTTTGCATCATAACCCGATACAATGCTTTGAATTACAGAAGCACAGCCGGCATATCTACTTTCCCCAAAAAGATATTGTTCGTTCTTGAAATTCGGATTAGATTCTTTTAAATGTAATATTTGTTCAGCTTCAACAGTTATTGATTCTGTCTCATTCTTTGGAAATAAGTATTTTTCAATTTTCTTAAGTCTGAAATCATCCTGATTTGATGTTTTTATTTTTGTTAATTCAGGTGTGAATAAGAATAATTTGGTTGGTCTCTTTTTTTCTTCACCTGCAACTATTGTACTAAGAGCATTAATTATTGATTCCCCGAACAGCCTCTTGTATAATATTGTCAGTGAGAACCATTCATCCCCCCCTTGATATTGATTTGGCTTTTCAAGCAAATTTTGAACCTCCGGAATATTTGATACAAACTTAATCTGCTTTGCTCCATCAGAATATTTCAGTATAGGGGCGGCTACCTCTGCAACATGGTTGAAGTAATCAATTAATAATTTATTATCTTGATTTGCTGAATATATTTGCTTAACAGAAACATGTTGCCCAAATCCGAAAAAAGAATTACCATATATAGCTTCTTTTTCCTTCCAATTTGATAACCAACTCTTAAGACCCGAAAATATATTCATCCGGTAAAGTTATAGATTTTATTTATAAAAACAAAAAGGTGTATAGTTTTTGTCTATATTAACTATATTTCTCAGCTATTTTTGATAATCCTGCCGTTGCGTCCGGAGCATCATCTCCCTTGACTGACTTATCATGCTTGTAATTGGTTAAGTTATCATAATATTCAGCATACATCCCTGTTCTATGCTTTTTGAAAAAGAAATTAGGTATAATATTGGTCTGAGCCTGTATAACTATTCGGCTATGTTTGTTTGATGAATTTGGCAACGCCTTAATTTTGTTAGCCAATGGTGAGTAGTATTCACTAACATTAATTATCCCTTTTTCTTGACATTCCATTATCTTAATTCGCTCCTTAATCAATTTCGTGAACACCAATCCTTGATTATTACTTTCAAATAGTGCAATATGAACATCATTCTTTCTTAAAGAGCTTATTATTAGAGGTATAGACTTCTCAGAGTCTTGTAGTGTAAAAACTACGTCACATACATATATCTTTTCTCCAATCAAAGCCCCTACAATGAAACAAAGATAGTCAATACCTTGATCGGCTACATCACACCAGGCAATTTTCACGGCATTGCTCAAGTCTACACTATCATCATACTTATTGAGCTGAGAATCATTGAAGACGTTGCCCTCTTGGTCTGCACGTTCACCTAATCCATAGACTTTCCACCGGAAAAGATTTGCAGTTCCGTTGATTACATTTTGCTTAACTTCTGGGTTATAAGACTCTATTTCGTCGATGATAGTTTTCTCAAGATGCTTATTGTCTTTGTATGTAGTTTTTGTAAATAATACATCAGGTCTGCCTTCATAATCAAATATCCAGTGTTTTGTTAATTTTGGATTCCAGTCAAAAACAACCAATTTTCGGCATCTCATCAACAACCCCTCGACTTTTGATTTTTTTGTCTCCAACACCTCGTTGATAAATAATATATCAGAAGGATACCCCTCCGTGTGCTTTTCGTCATCCAATCCACGAAAATGAACATTATTACCGTATAGTAAACAATTCGGCTTTTGTGGGTTAGTGAAAATTGCGTCATCCATTATCTTGCAAATATCGATCACCTTCTTGAAATCCTTATATGTGTAGTCTTTGCAATTAGTAAGTGTGTCTCGAAGAATGTAGATATCTAGTCCTGCATTGATGTTGTGTGCACAAATAGCAATTATTAAATGGAAAGTATCCCATGTTTTTGAGGATCTTGAGCCGCCTTCATTGCATATTACCAGCCTTTTTAATTCTCCCTTAAACTTTGAGTAAGTTGCAGCCATCTTAAAAAAGAGGGCGTTCGGGTCGAAATTCATTATAAATCTAATTTCTTATTATCTACTTTTATTACTAACGGTGCCTCACGTTTAATATTTTGGTCTATTTCGCTTTTATCTTTTAATCCTATATATCTAGCTATTAGATTTGTATTAAGAAGGTTAGCCGCTGCACCTTCGATGTTTTGAGCCCTAAATAAATCCTTCACATACGTAACGATCCCTAAATAATCTTTATCTTCTCCGTAATTATTTAACGTTTGAGGTGTGATTTTAGCAAAGATACAAAACCGCTCTATAGTCATCGCTCTCATTTTTGGGACTTCAAACATCTCA